ATTTAAAAACGGGGATATAATAGCCTAACCAGTAACCAATCAACGGGGCGCACACAAGATAGCTTTACTCTCCTTCCCCAAGTTAGCTATCGCGCCCCACCTGCTCGCGCAAGTGCGCACCTAGACCAACCAATAGAAAATGCTTCTTCCCACCCGCTTGCGATTTCCTCAACCGCTTGCGCTCACCCTCTAGCACACACCATAGAACTTCTTTCTCTAACAGCTCACTCATCCCCCGACTCGCGCTCGTTCTATGTACCCCTATCATCTTGCAATAATAACTAATGGCATCATGGCTACTCCAGGTTTGCCATCGATACCGCTCGCACACGCTCCAAAGTAACAGCTTCGCTACTGGCGATAAATCTTCTCGCCCCGCGTGCGTGCGATAGAGATTCCATATTTCTTTTTTTAACTTAGAATAATCGCGAAAGGTTTTATCGAACTCGATGGATATGAGTGCGCTCTCGCGCTCGCGCTCAATGTTCCCCGCGCTCACCCACCAGGAATTTTTTAATTCTTCTCTCATACTTCTCCTTTCTTTCTTGAAGAGACACAAAACCCCTTAAGGGTTTTTGTCTCTATATATATATTTCATATATATACGGATATTTGTAGCGTTATGCTATAGTCGTTGCAGTGATTTGCTACAGTCGTTGTAGCGTTATGCTACAAGCATTGTAGCGCTTTGCTACAAGCTAACCAATACCACCAAGCAACATAACAAGCCGATTAAGGCTAATTTCATCATCATTTCATGGTTCATTCTTCTTTCTCCTCCTTGTCAAACCCAAAGGCTACTTGACTAATAATGTTCTCAATTCTTTTATAAGTATCTAAATCTTCTTTTGATTTGGTGGCCTGTCTATCTATCTCGGTGGCGTAATCACCGAGGACAGTAACAATAATATGTTTATCTTTTTCGCTTAGAATCAGTCTCATTTTTTTGCTCCTTATTTGGTTTCTTCTTACCAAAGATTTTATCAAAATTATCTCTATATTCTTGGCTATAGACTAAATCTCTTGGTTTATCACCTTTACCCGCCATGACTCACCTTTTGATTATCATCTTTGGGTGGATAGGCATTGGCTACCGCTCCACATTCTTTACATTCAAAAGTAAGTTTTAGATTAAATAAATAGTTGTAATAACTAATATCTGTTTCTTTTATTACTTCCATATTGGCATTGCAATTAAAACATTTCATTGTTCACCTCTCGTTTGTATTTCAAAGTGATTGATTTCATTTCTCTCAACCGCTTCTTTAAACTTCTTTTTAAGTTCATCTTGACTTAGATTGATCGCATCATCAATGAAGACCACACCTTTAACTGCATCGCTCATATTTCCATGTTCTTTAAAATGTGTGCTATGACCTCTATAGTCCAGCCATTTCCGAGCATTTGGTAGCGTCTTGTATTTGATACATGGTTCGTGTAATTATCTGGTACTGTTTGCAAGCGCTCACATTCGATAGGTTTTAGCTTGCGCCAATAGACTTCTTGTTCTTCGGTTATTTGCAATATATGTTGTTTGGTTAATGCGCTTGTAAGGGTGTTCATTTTCTCATCTTGCCTTTCAACCAAATGTCTCATATGCCTGGGCGACCAATCTTTTCCTGTTTTTCTTTTATGCTCATATCTTATTTGATTGGCTTCAGGTGTTCTTACTTCTGTCATAGCCCTAACATCAACTAACTTCTGCGGTATTCCTGTTGCGTGAAAAGTACCACTTCTTTCAAAGTTTGCTTTAGATGATTTGTAATACTGCGATTTAATTGTTTGCGACTTTTCTGGTAAGTCATTAGTATCGTCAACTAACTTTTGTGGCACTAAAATCATGCCATTGTTTCCAGAATCTTTAAAAACCATTTGCCTTCTACTTTTCTTTAAATAGTTTTCAACACTTGAACCTTTGTAATAGTTAGCATCCAGACAATGACTTTTATCTCTTTCGGTATTGAAGCCATCTTCGAGAACATCTTTCAGAACAACTCCTCTATCCTTAGGTTGCTCAACATTAGGAATGTTAGTCCAATAGTATCTCTGTCTTGATTGAGCGGAAACTAAAGAGCTATTAATAAAGATAGGTTCAACGCCCATATATTCAGATATAACATCCAAGTATTCTTTTTTCATCTTCACATTTTCTAGTAAAAAATATTTCGGCTGTAAATATGAGATAGCTTTGTGAAACTCAAAAAATAACATGGATCGAGGATCATCGAATGCAAGCTGCTTACCAGCAAAACTAAATCCTTGACATGGTGAACCACCCATCACCAAATCAATCTTTGGCAAAGTAGACAAATCTAACTTGGTAATATCACCCACTTGAATAATCTCTGGGTAATTAGCCGCGCTCACTTGCATGGCATACTTATCAATCTCACTTGCGTAATACTTATCGACTTTAATGCCTAGCCTGTCCAAGGCTAACATTCCGCAAGACATACCATCAAACAGACTTAATACATTCACGACTGCCTCCAGGTAATTGTTCTACATCAAACCATCCGCACGGGTAATTAATCATATTAAAAATCTCCAAAATTAAAGTTGCTCTCTTTGTAAGGCTCAAGCACGGCCTCTTTTCTAAACAATGTCTTGATTGATACATCGACTTCGGATGAATTACTTTTCACCACCGCACCCTTCACCACGCGCAACCGCTCATAGTCCACTCCATTATCAATACAAATTCTCTCCGCTTCTTCTTCATTCGCTAACCACAAGGCTATTGCTAACCTATGACCATCGACTAAAGAAGATGCGCCTCGTATCTTACTGCGCACATTCATCGGATCGTCATCAGCTTGGAGAGCCGCTTTTGACATATGATGAATACTTAGGGTGCAACAGTTAAAGCGCGAGGAGATAGAGGCGCAAAGTTGACAGTAAAGTTGAGCAGCTTCATTAGATGAACTAATCGGCGCTCCACTCATGGCTTGGATTGGGTCAATGATAACCAGTTCTAAATTCGGTATGGTTTCTAATTCAGCTAAGAGTTCTCTAGCTTGATCGGTGATTTGTAAACCTTTGGAATCATCTCTAATGAGTATTAAAGGTTCAGGTTGATCGGGGATTGTATGGGTGAATACATCGTAAGGTGCATCGAATCTTTTATTACCTTTATCCAAAGCATTGATTCGTCTATGGATTTCAACCAAGTCATCCTCGGCTGATAGTATCACCACATTACCGCCTTTGAGTATGGGATGATCAAACCACATTCCAGAGCCTTGCGATACTTTAATGGCTAAATCTAATGCCATCATGGATTTACCTACCCCACCAATCGAGGCAAGGATACCAGGCTTGGATATTTCTAACAGTTTATCCACAAGCCAAACTTTTGGCGGCGGTTCTTTAACTAGGTTTCTAATGGGGTGTTTGGTTAGACCTAAACCTTGATTAAGTATTTCTAATCTAACTCTATCTAATCCATGAGTTTTAGCTAAATCGTTATAGTCTCCTCTCGCGCTCGGCACGCGCACGAAACAGTTAGGAATGGCAGATGCTACCTCGTTAGCTTTCCTCTCTCCTACGCCGTTCTCATCGTTATCTAGGGCTATATATAATCTTGCCTGAGATATCTTCCTAATATTAGTAACAGCCTCCAGAGTAAAGTTCGCAGAAAATACGCAAACTGTCGGTATCTTCGTACTTTCATAAACTGTGGCTGCGGTTGAGTATCCCTCAACAATAATTAAGTTTTCTTGCGTGGCTAATGTTGATGGCTCGCACCCAATAAGAAAAACATTACCTTTAATTTCGCTCGCGCTCACAAATCTTTTCTGTCCTTTCTTATCGATATACTGTAAACTACGCACCTCTCCGCTTACTGCTGAGATAACAGGAACAATTAAACTTCCGTTCAGTTGTTTCAATCCATAGCTTTTAACATTTTTACTATTTAGATACTCATGCGAGATCACGGGCTGACAGTTCTTATATCTTTCTTTTACTTCTTTAGCTACTTCATCATGCCTAACTTTCTTCGCTACTTCGGCCCGCTCAATAGCTTCCTCCATTCTTTTTTGTAGTGCGACTCTATCAATGTTAGATAGTTGATTGGTGTTAATGCTTGACCACTTATGTTGTTCACCAGTTCGCCAGTTACCAAAAGTTGCAAAATAATTTCCGTCTAGCTCGTTGATAACATACCAACCGCTACGCTCATTGCCTTTGTCTGGTCTAACACCAGGCGCAGACTTGACTGGAACTCGCGTAACCTTGCCTGTTAAATCTAATTGATTTACATACAAGCCTTGGTTATTCATCTCGTTTTGCAGATCATAGATATTATTTCCTTGCTGGAAATTATGATCTTGATTGTTTGTAATTACCCTATATTTAGTCAGATCCATCGCGTATAACCTTGTCCATATGACCAGTACGGGCTTGTTCATTAGCCCAAGTCATATATTCATTTACCACGCGACCAAATAATAGTTCTCTGTCTGTTCTTTCCCACTCGTGCATGACAAATGTGCCACGCTTTTTTGATATATCTAAGTAAGTTTCTCTCGACTGTGTGATTGCATAATCTATCCCTTCATCACACACAACTGCTATTCTTTTCAACTTATTATCCTCGCGTAATAGTTTTAAATGTTCCATAGAGCAAGCTCCATGTATTGTGTTCTCTCCAATCTTCAGGAATGGCCCAGTCGGTATGCGACAATAGCCACATAACGCTGGGCGCATTTTTTTTAGATTAAAATGGAATTGCGTCTGTATCTGCTTTCGCACTTACAGTTTCCTGCGCTTTAACCTCAGCTTTGCTTTCTGTTACAGGTTTGTAATTGTTACCATAATCATCATCAATTCTAAGGTACTTGTTTCCATCTTTATCAATTTCGGTTATATCGCACATAACGCTTTTGCCCATTATCCCGTCTGTTTTCCAAGTTTCGCTAAACTTAGGTAGACCAGCTGCAACAAACAAACCATTAAGTTTTGATACACCAACATTAACTGCTTTGGGATTTCCGCTACTAACTGTGTACCACTCTTTAACAGATGCAGAACCTTTGGGAAATATAAAGCTAAGTTCTACTTTAATAACATCTCCGTTTTTGTCTGTACCCTCAAAAATTGTTTCTTCAACAACTTTTATTTCATGCACACCTGGTTTAATAGTAGATTCACCCATGTCCAATGAGAAATCATCATTCTTATATTGTTTTAAATCCATATTGATACCCTTTATATCTATATATTAATTAACCTGGATCGTAAGAATCATAATCAGATAAGTATTTGATTAAATCCTCACAATCCGCCTGCATTGAAATAAGCCAATGTAATCCGTCAAGAGGTAATGAGTTGTCCTCTGGATTGATAGAATCTATGTGTTTATTCAAGATCATATCAAACAGTTTTAAGGTTCTCTTTACTCTTTCAACTTCTCCTAATCGGCTCATTTCAACATTTCCTCTCTTATGGTTGCCCACTCAAAAGGCATCTCACTGGGCAAGCCATATCTATTCTTGGCCATATAACCAGGTGCTTGCTCAGTAAAAATAGTTCTGTCGCCAGCAACAGTCTTGGTAGTCATACCCATCTTGCCTTTGACTTGTACAGTTCCAACTTTATAGTTGGCAAAAAAGACTGCATCGCTATGTTCTACCAACAGGTCAGCAGCTTTACGATGTAGTTTGATTTCATGTCGATCATGTGGATCATTAGATGGGTCTTCATATCTGCGAATCTGATTGTGTGCAATCTGTATTACAGTCATAGACTTTTCATCTCTGAGTTTGTTAAGAACCTCAACATACTCTTTCCACTTATCAAGAGCTGCAACATAGCCTTTACCATATGCAGGTGTATCTATTTGCGCCCAGCCATTTTCATTACAAACATGATCCCATAACAAAGTTTCTAACCAGTCTAATGAATCAATACAGGCAACACGAAACTCGTGATCTTCTGTAAGTAAAGAATTTAAGTTAGTCATAAACTCTTCATAGCTTTTGGCTACTGGAAAGTGATCGCACTCAATCTTACCGATACCATCTTCAGATTGTACGATTACACATTTATCCATGCTTGCAGCAAATGATGTTTTACCAATACCGCCTGGGCCATAACATATAAGTCTTGGTGGTTTTACTTTACCTTTCTTTTGGATTGCAGCTAAACTCATTTAGCCACCTCAACCTTAGATTCATCACCCTCAACAGCTTCTTTCAAAGCGTTGCTGTAATGTTTGCCAAGTATCTCTAACTTCTCTACTTCAAAGTTAGCGTTAGCAATGACCTCTTGCCTTTGTTGGTTAACAAGGGTCACTTTGTTATATAGAATCTTGTTCTCTTCAGACAAATCATCTACCTTATATTCTTTACCATCCTCATTAAAGGTAAAGGTTAGTTCTTTAGTTTCTTCAACCATATTTCTCTCCTAGAGTAGTTTTATAAGTATCACAATTTGCCTTGGCATTACAAAATCTGCAATGATCTCCCGCAACATATTGTGGGTTTTCTTCGTCACAAGCATCCGTTGCTTGTTTCAAATCGTTGTAGCCCCAATCAACCAGATTGGTAGCTGAAATCTCGTATGTTCTTATAGGGCCATCCTTATGCCAACCGCGTGGTTGTACAATGCTCAGCTCCATGGTGGTATTCTCATCCCCATACCGCGCGAGCGCACCCAGACCATAAATCATTAACTGCTTATTCCTTTCGACATCGACACCCCACTTACCAGACTTTAAATCTATAACAGCGATGCGATCTTCACCAATTAATATTGTGTCAGCAGTACCAAAACACTTTGTTGATATCTCATCCATGTAGACTTTTTCTTCTATCAACATCTTGGCGTTAAGTTCTTCTTTTCTTTTATGTATGTACTCTACATAAGTCTCCGCGCACGCAATCATATCCTCATCAACCTCTATCTCAAAGTCTTCAACCACCTGGACTTTACCTAACCAATAGTCACGCAATGTCATGTCCTTGAGCCTGCCTTTTAATAGCATCTCGCACATCTCATGTATAAGCGTTCCTGTAGCCGCAGGGATGCCTACCTTGTATTCTGCTGAATAGTTTAGGTACGCGCTCGCTGGGCATTTAAACCAGCGATCTGAGGATGAGGGGCTAAATATTGCGTGAGCCATTGGAAACGTATGAGCTTTCTTCTAATTGCTTGATCTCTGATAGATCATAAAGAATTTTACCGCCAATCTTATAATAGTTAGGGCCTCCGCCTTTGCGCCTTAAATTTGATAGCGCGTGTGGATTTTTGCCCCACCTTTTAGCTAGTTGCTTAGTGTCTATAAAGACTTTATCGGTGTCTGTCATTTCCTAATACTCCCTTTTTGTATTTGAATGTTGTTAAATTTACACTAAAGTTATATGATATGCAAATATATTTATAAAAAAGGAGAAGAATATGAGTATAGATAATGTAACCCCAGAGGAATGGGATCAAGCAATTGATATGCTTGCGATCAATAACCAGGTAGGTGGCAATCATTATAAAGGCAATGGCATACAACCCATTGAGTATATTTACGCAAATGGATTGTCATGGTCAATGGGTAATGTGTTGAAACTTATTACCAGAGATAAGGTTGATAAGGTTGAAGACTTACTTAAAGCCAAGCATTACATTGACCTTGAACTACAGCTTGTACATGGTGTAGACGGAGAGGGTAACAAATTAGGCCAATATACCAAAGAGGTAAAGGTCTAGGAGTAAAGCAATGAACTTGTTTGATTTTGAAGATCCAGTTTTAAATGAGAGGAACAACAATACGCCTGTTTATGTAAACAGACACATTGCGCGTTCTTTGATAGATGTAGCTGGGTTGGAAAACAAAGATCCTCAAGCATTAGCGGAGTATTTCCTGCAAGTAGGAATACACTCCGTTAAGCATTACAAGGATCAAGAGGTTGTATTTGATATTGATAATATCTAACTAAGATTTTTCAATATGTCTTTGATGTTTTTAACAGCATCATTGTTCTTCATGTGTTCATCAATGATGGTTAATTGAGCTTGGTCTAAAGGTTTAGAAAACACCACGTTTTTGTGCGGTACTGCCACAAAAGCAAACACATCTATTTCGTTATTTTTATATTGTCTGTTTTTTGCGTGTTGACCTTTACGCATATCAAACCGCCAGTTGCCTCTGCGTTCTTCTATTTGTGATTGGGTTTTGACCTGGCACTTATACAGCTTTAGGTTGTGTTCAAAGATGATGTCTGCGGATGCGTTGTGTGGAACGATGGTTACTGTGTCAGAAACTTGAGAAAGGATTGCTGCTGTGAGATATTCACCAAAACGACCAACTCGTTCTGTTGCAAGGGGCATGGGTTATTGTTGTTTATTCATCTTTTCTAAAAGATTTTCCATACTAGGAACTTGTAACACATCAAGAGGAGCGCCACTTCCAGCAACAATATTAGATTCAGCGGCTAATACTTGTGGGCTAATTGGTGTTCTTGCAATATTCTCAAACCCTTTGGGTATGTAGTTTTTTAAAATACCAGCAAATGTTTTTTTATCTGACAGCTCTCTTGCTATATTTTTTAAAGCTACTGGATTTGTTTCTATTAATATTCTTGATAGCTCGTTTGCTGCTGCTGTTGCCGCTCTTTCTTGCAGCTGAGGATTGTCGGCTTTTAACATACTATATATTAAACCAACTGGACTTAAATTTTGAAAATCAGATGGTTGAACCAGTCCCGTAACTGTTTTAACCGCTTGTGTTCTACCAGCTGTAGCACTGTTTCCAACAATCAAATTAGAAGTATCTTTTAACTCTATCTCATCTGTCAGATTTGATATAAATTTATTAAATTTTTGTTCTCCACTTTTGCCTGGCTCAAATGTACTTCTTAATAATTTTCTGCTTCTTGGAGTTTTTATAATATTAAAAGCTAAATTTGCTCCTCTTCCACCGATAGCTACTGACTTTTCCATTTTTTCAGTAATGTTATTAAGGACTCCATTTCTAAATGCCTCTAATTCAGATTTAGACATTGAGGCTATTTCTTCGGCTATTTCTTCAATATTTTGACCTGGAGCATCAAACTTTCTTCCAAGCTCTAATTTATCCATTATGGCTGCTTTTTCAGACCATTCATCCCTAGCTCTTTTATATGTTTTATTATTTTTATCCATATAATCTAAAAAATTATTCTTAGTAGATTTTTGTAAGTTTAATTGCGTTGAGCCAACTCCCCCAATGTTAGTTGGCGCTCTTCCTGTGTAAATAGCATCATCTAAACTTAACTTCATCCAGTGTAACAATTTGGTATCTATGGCTTTTACAGGATTACCCTTGCTTGTAAACATTTTTCCATTTTTTAAATTAATTCTTGGAAGATTAACACCATCTTCTGCCGCTAAAACATAAGCCTTTTTAAAAGCATTTTGAGCGCTAGGTCTTTTTAATATATCTACCAATTCTTCAGTAACAGGAATCTTTTTTTCCATGGCTTTGGCATATAAAATTTTTCCATTTGCAGATCTTGCAGATTCTAATGCTTTATAAGTTTCAAAATATGATGCTTTTGATCCAAAAGCCTCTTGCAAGTCTCCAGTAATCCTGCTCAACATTCCTTCATTTCTTTTTTTTAAAAATTCTTGAGCTTCTTTTTTTCCTTTGCCAGGCAAAACATTGACTGCATCTAAATAAGCTCTAGTGTTAGGACCTATATCAGCTAAAGCATATTGTTTTCCAGATCTATTGTTGATGAATTGAATAGCGCTGTTGATGTTTGTTTTATCGTAATCTAAAGCCTCTTTAACCAATTTTTGAGCAGCTTTTTTGCCTATCTTTTCTGGTTTTTCAAATGATGCTTTAATTTCTTTGCCTATTTTTGCTATAGGTCTTGCAGCTACCTGCAAAAGACTACCGCCAAGACCCGAAACAGCGCCAGTTGTTACAGCTGGCCCAATTCTTTCTGTTATTCCTTCAGCGCCACCAGCTCCATATGCTAAACCAGCGGGGATCGCTCTTAAACCAGCAGCTCCAATTGTAGTAGCCGAAACTGGAGTTGTAGCGCCTAAAGTTAATAGAGACGGAAGTGCTGCTCCAGCAATTTCTGCCCCAACAGCGGCAAGCGGCTGTTCTTTTTGCACTTTTTCAAAAGACCTTCTTTCTAACTCTCTACCCTGTGCTGGCGTTACTCCGCCTGGAAGTATTCCTCTAGCAGTCCCAACAACTTCATCCACCCATCTAAAGGTAGCGCCTTGTAAACCAGCTGCGGTTAATCCAGATGTAATTGGTTTTTTATAGCTGGCTTCATCAGTTGTATCTCCGCCCATATATAGACGAGGACCAACTGCTGTATCTATTATATCTCCTGGCTTCATGGTTTAAATGCGTCTGGCAAATCTAAATTTTCTGTGCTAACAAAATCTTCGTCATTTAATTTTTGTATAGCCTCTCTTTCTAATAAATTATTATATTCCTCTATTAAAGGAGCAGAACTATAAATTTGTGGATTTTCTGCCATATGTATTTGAAAAGCTATGTTTCTATCTATTTCTGTTTTTCCTGCATTTTCAGGATTTACATAAAATGCATTATCAAAATTATGTTGATCTATAGCTCTTGCGTTAGAAATTTTTAATGCCTTTAACATTAATTTATTACCTTCAACAGATTTTCCTAGCTCTGGCGCTCCTTTTACAACAAAGTCTAAATCTTTATCTGTTGGGTTTACACCAAGCAGTTTAACCAAAGGGAGAATTAATTGATTCGTTCCAGCAAGAAATGACTCTGCTCCAGCAATTTTACCAGCCTTGTAATCTGGGCCAACTAAACGCTGACCAATTCTATTTAAAGTTAAACCAATTTCAGATCCAAAACCAGTTTCAACACCTTGGTCTAGCAAATTTTCTAAATTATCTAAATTTATATTAGAGGCTTGTGCTGATGATGCTAAGTCAGATCTTTCTTCATATTTTTTAACGCCCAACGCTGCAAAACCTTTGTCTGTGCCAAGGTCAATTTTTGTAGCTTTTGATGTTTCTTTTTCTAACATCCATTCCGCGTACTCTTGAGGAGTCGGTGTTGAATCAGTCAATGCATATTCTTGATAACTAACTGGCGGTTTTACAGCTTTTGGCTGTCTCGCAGCCTCTTGCTGTTGCGCTATCTGCATCCTTGCTGGATCACCAGATAATTTAGCAGATGTCTGTGATAGTCTATAAGACAGCTCTTGCAATCCAGCCATTCTAGCTTGTCTTCTTTCTTCAGCATTGCTTAGTTGCATGGGATCATAACCGCCCATTCTAGCTAGGTTATTAGATAATCTGCTACCAACTCTTGTTAATGTACTTGGTTGCTCTAAACCTAGAGTGCCTGTTTTTGGAGAGGTTTGAAATTGCGGCGTTAAATCCAATGTTTCTGTTGGAGATGGGATGCCGAATACTTTTGATAAATCGTTTACTGCCATGATTTAAATTAATCCAGATAAAGTGCTATATAAATCCAATCCGCCACTTAATCTATCAAGCACAGACGGGCTAGTTCTGTCGGTTCTAGTAACATTTTCTGGTTGCCCAAACACAGCTTGCTTTAATAAACCAAATTGTTGCGGAGCATATCCCAAAGCTCTTTGGAACTCTTGATAAGGAACATCCAACGCGCCTTGTTGCAATCTTTGTTGTTGTAAACCAATTTGACCAAGCTGACCCAATCTTTGTTGCTGTATTGAACCTACGCCCCCAAGCAATCCTGCTTGTTGTTGTCTTGCGCGTAGCTCTAATTCTGGTTGCATCATAGCCATTCTTGCTTGAATATCTTGACCAGCAAGACCTGCTTGTTGGCCTAATTCTGCTTGTCGCATGGCTCTTTGTTGTTGTGCTTCAAAGCCTGTTAATCCAGCTTGTTGGCCCAATCTTGCTTGTTCTAATGCGCGTTGTTGTTCTTGACCTGCGCCAAAAATACCAAGTTGTTGTTGTCTTGCTAAGTCGGATAATGCAGCTTGTTGTGCTTGTTCAAATCCTGCCTGTCTTAATCCAGCAGATGTTCTAGCCATTTGTTCTATAAATGGTCTTTGTGATTCGCCCTCCAATAAAGCAGATCTTGAGCCACCAAAAGCACCAGCACCGATTGCTCGGGATTGTGCTTGACCCCTAGAAATATCAGCCTGTCTTTGGATGTCAGCCATAGATTGCTCGATGACTTGTTGTTGAAAAGGTGATTGATAGGCGCCAATATCAGCTCCTAATAAGCCTCTAAACTGCGGGGTTGAAACGCCACCAATCTGTTCAGGTTGAGGACCTTGCAAACCTTGTATGGTTGGTGCTTGAAATCCTGTTACTGGTTGAATGGTTGGAGTTGGAGCTTGTGCTAATTCTTGCAATCCAGCCAATGGATCATATTGCATACCACTTTCAAATAAACCGCGAGTGGCTTGAAATTGTCTAAGCTGATCTGGGTTAAATCCAGCAATTCTTGATCCTGTGTATGGAACGAATGGCTGTTGCGCAATACCTTTGGCTCTGCCATAAAGATCTTCGTACATAGCCATTTGTGCAGGATCGACTTGCGTAGATGATGTTTGTTTAGAGCCGCCACCGCCACTTGCGCCAAGCAAAGCCGCTCCTCCTGAAATTATTGCGCCCCATGGTAATGCCATAATATAAACCTCTTAAATATCCTTTATTGTAAACATTTTATGATTAAATTTCATTATCTAATCGCCTTTTCCATATTCAATAATACTTAAAATCAAATCAATGTTTGCATGATTTACTTGTGCTTTTATTATTTCACCTTGTTGAATAATTATTCCTGAACCAAGTACCAATTCATCTGTAGCGTATGCAGTTATATTGTGTTGTTTATAAAGAAAAAACTCATTAGAACTGGTATCGGTAATTGATACATCTAAGTTGGTTTGTTGATTACCATGGTCACAAGCTATGAAATCTTTAATAATCGCAAAATCAAAGTCACCGCCGCTAGGTGCTGTATAGATAGTTTGCTGCGTGGTAGCTGTAAAAGAATATTTAACATTGATTGCCCTTTGTATGTACTGTCTTTGTGAGGATAAATCCATTATCTTCTACCTCTGTTACGTACATCTAATCTAATCTTTCCTACTTGAAAATCTTGTGTGGTACTGCCTGTGACTGTCATTGAGACTTGTCTTGCAGTAAACCTAGCATCGGTATAACCATCACTTTCAAAAGTAAATGATCCAAAGTCCGTTTCAGGGCCTAGTGGAGTAAATTTACCTTTGAAACTAAGGGTGACACCTGGAAGTGTATTAGCCTCTTCGTCTGGAAGTATTTGATTGCATTGGACATAATTGTCACCATTGCCTATTTCAATCGGCCCAGAGGTCGCATATGGAACAGCATCGCCTAAATTAGGTGAGTTACCCAATACAGTTGATTCATGCTGATAGATAAACCCGGAGTTATCTGCTGAAGTTGGAAAATCAAAGACACCTTGGTCAACCCAACAACCTCTATCTAGTTCACCAACAGACCAAACATTTTCACCATAATTCCAAATCACATATTTGTTTGGTGCGTATTGTAGTTCACCGCTTGGGAATCCCCACCATATTTCATTAAAGCTAGAATTGTGTCCACCCCAACAAGCTTTTCTCCCTGGCAAATTAAGTAAATCGTAAACATAATCATGCACTTCACATTGTATTTCTCTTACAGTGCCATCATAAATAAAGAAAGAATTTTCACCCATCCATGCTAGGAAATTACCAGTAGAAACAATAGATCTTCTACTGACTGCTTTACAGTTAGTTCCAGCATCAGCAATACCATAAACAAAAGGTGAGCCTGCATAGAACATTCTACTGATACCTGTATCGCTAAAGATAATAATATCATTGCCAAATGAAGCTGCCATGATTGCTCTACCACCTGTAGGTATTTGCAAATCACCTGCGGTGTTAGTAGCTTTAGATGTCCAGTTGGTATTGTCTTCTCTATCTGACCATGAGATTTTTCTTGGATCTCCGCCCGAACCAATAGCAACCAAATGTCTTTCGTTGGTCACGATAATTGATTGACACCCTGTAGGTGCATTAGTCACGACTGTTCCTATAGTATCGGCTGTACCGCCTGAATTGGGTCGCCATTTATAAATCTTGCCATCACCAGAGAAACAAAAGATTAAATGTTCGCCCCAGTTATCGAAAGAAAAATGACCTGTATCTAAAGGTAAGCTTGATTGTGAACGAGCATCACCATAGTCTTCTACGCCAAAATGATATGCACCATAACCAAGAGGATCGGCATCTCCATCATTAACAAAACCCGATGGTGTAATATCAGTCCAGGTGTTGTCGTATAAAACATAAACCTTTTCTGTTGTACCAACCGCTAATATAGGCTCACCCAAGTTATCGTTGTAAGCATACATTCCAATGGGTGATCCGTCTAAGGCTGTTTGTCTTAGTTTTGTCCAGCCACCTATAGGTTTAAGGTAGCCATTTTCAAAGCGAACTAAATTTCCATCGACCCAACGACCTTTGTTGCCATAGTCAGTTCCATTTTTGACTATGCCTGCTGGGGGTGTTATTGGAAATAATGCCATTTAGCTTTCTAAGGCTGTAATTCTTGCTTCTAGTTCTTGTATGGTTTTGACCAATAATGGCACAAGCTTGGCTTGATCTATGCCCTGATATTCAGGATTACCATCATCATCGACTGCATCTTTTGTACCAGTAATGGCCTCGGGAACTATGTCTGAAACCTCATGTGCAATAAAGCCATCAACCAATGTGTTGTCATCATCAGATATCCAGCTAAACCTTGCTGGCTTGAGTTGTTTTAGTCTTGAGGTTGCATCCCATGTATAGTCTACATTTTGTTTTAGCCTGTAGTCTGAGGATGTGTTAAATGCTGTTGTGGTTGATGATCCAGTTGGTAGAGAAATACTACCTGCCAATGTGCCACTAGAATTGTAAAATGTCTGCACATAAGCATCGTTAATATTCCAATTGGTTACTTTAAATGCAGCTACCGCATTACCAGTTCCGCCACTACCACCATTATTGTGAAAGTATGCAGCTTCGTTGTTAACACTTTGAACACTTAACTTGCCACCCAAAGTGCTAGATGTGCCTATGTTAACTTCTTGAGAGCTACTAGAAGAATCTGTTAAAAACACTTGATATCCATTTGTTAAGGTAATCATTGTGCTTGTAGAATTATCATCAATACCACCCGAAGTAAATCCTGTCAGCGTACCAACGCTTGTAATGTTAGGTTGTGCTGCTGTTAAAACTGTTCCTGTAATATTGCCTGTGACATTACCCGTGACGCTGCCTGTTAAATCACCAGTGACATTGCCTGTAACATTACCTGTTAAATTACCAGTAACATTACCTGTAATAGATGTGCTTGCTGTTAGTGTTGTGAATGATCCAGCAGCAGGAGTAGTGCCACCAATGACAGAACTATCAATGACTGCTCCGTCTAAGTTCATGGCCACCGAAGTACCAGTGGAACTAAATAATCCATCTACTGTATCGAGGTCAGTATTTATTTTTGTTCCCCAGGTATTGGTAGATGCACCTACCTCTGGTTTTGTTAAATTTAAGTTTGTTGTATATGTGTCTGCCATAATATTCTATTTTGTTAATTTGGACTTAATTTAATCAATCCACTCTAGTTTCTTTCTATTAATTATAAAGCTAATAACCTCTATCAGGATAATTATTTCAAGAATTGTTAGAAATGTAATCCTTACCAGTAGCAATCGCATCTGTGTAGCTAGACTTATCTGATGAGTCACCTGCTACATCTGGGTCTGTGTAAGCCAAGATAAGTTCAAGATGGTCTACATTTCTTTGTACCGTGTCATTTATCTCTGTTTGCTCCACGCCCTCTACATCATGTGAACCATTATCAATTGCATTAATTAAATCAACGCTATCGGTTGCTGCTGTTAGTACTTCTGATACTGTTTTCATTTTATTCTCCTAGTTGTGATTTAAGTGTTTCAACTTCTGCTGAAAGTTCTTGTATAGCTTTTACAAGCATTGGTAGCAATGCTGTTGGTGCAGCAGTGTAAATTCCATCGTCAGTTTCTTTATATATTTGGTGTCCTAAATCGCCTAAGTCTGAATAGTTTGCTACAGTGGCTTCTAATTCTTGTGCAATAAAACCATGCATATCTATACCATCACCAGTATCTTGAACCCTGTCCTCTGAATCAGCTTCATGTATATTAGGAAACAAGGTTGAATCTACATCCTTTTTCTTTTTCCAATTGAATTTGACTGGTCTTAAATCATTTATAAAATCTAAACCCACTGGCTCATCTACAATGTTGGTTTTAAGTCTTTCGTCTGAAGTAGAACCCCAAGTTGTTGAACCCATAGAAACATAAGTTCTACTAGAACTTGAACCAAAAGTTGCATAACCTTGACCAACCCCTAAAACATTTCTGCCAATAACAACCTCACTATTAGTGCTTGTATTTGCAGGACTAGAATATGCACCCACAATAGTATGATAATTTCCTGTGGTTATATATCTTGCACCAATTCCTATTTCAACATTTTCTGAGCCTGTGGTTATATTTTTACCTGCATCTGCTCCCACAGCAGTATTGCCTGTTCCAGAAGTATTTGCTGCTAAACAATCTGCTCCAACACCTGTATTATTATTAGCTGTCGTATTAGCTATCAATGCTCCATACCCTATCGCAGTGTTACTAGCACCTGTGGTACTTGCATACAAAGCACTTCTTCCAACTGCTACATTATTTACAGCAGTGGTATTATTAGCTAAAGAATTAGAGCCTATTCCAACATTATCTGAGCCTGTAGTATTAGAGCCAATTGCATTTACACCTATGGCTACATTTTCAGCTCCTGTTGAATTAGCATCTAAAGCATTTGAGCCAACTGCTGTGTTATAGGATGCTGTGGTGTTGGCATACAGTGCTGCATAACCTAAAGCTGTATTGTAATTACCTGTTGTGTTGGTGTCTAAAGCTTCATTACCTATTGCAGTATTTACTGCACCTGTGGTATTTGCTGTGAGTGCAAAATAACCAACTGCTGTATTTGTATGACCTGTTGTGTTTGCCGACAAAGAATCCTTACCAACTGATGTATTCTTAACGCCTGTGGTGTTTGCAATCATTGCTTGATGTCCCAAAGCAGTATTATTATCACCTGTAGTATTAACTCGTAATGCCATACGACCAACTGCTGTGTTATTTCCTGCGGTGGTATTGGCTGATAGAGCTGAAGCACCTACAGCAGTGTTTTCTGCACCTGTGGTGTTTGCAAATAAAGCTGAGTAACCAATACCTACATTTTCAGAAGCAGTTGTGGTTGAGCCTACAGCATGTGTACCTATACCTACATTAAAACTTCCTGTGCTTACATCGTCTACAGCATTTACACCTATGCCAATATTGTGGCTTCCTGTTGTTAAAGTTTGACCTGCTGCAAAACCAATCATTACATTTTCATCACCACTTGTTAAAGCATTAAAAACACCAACACCTAAACCAGTGTTGTAATTAGCTGCATCAATCGTGCCTGTGTCTGAGTCACCAACTAACAAAGATGAAGTACCAAAAGTTTTGCAATCTGATAGTCCATTAAGACTTGTAGCACCACTGCTTATTGTTGAAAAACTTAAAGTGCCTGCACCATTGGTAGTTAATGCCTGCCCATCAGAGCCATCGCTTACATTTAGAGCTGCTATTCCTACAGAGTTATCTGCTATAAGTTCACTTGGTATCTTTGTATTTGCCATTTATCCCTCTAGTGTTTCTATTCTTGATTCTAGTTGTTCAATTTTTGTTAATGCTTCTTGCAATGCTTTGGTTAAGAGTGGAACAAGTTTTGCTTGGTCTATGCCTTGATAAACATTTGCTGTATGAGAAGCTTCCCATGTTGAATCAGATGGATAAGTTTCATCTTCTTTACCTGCTATCCAATCATCTTCTTCTATGTCTCTTGCAATGACATTACCAACATTATTAATTACTACATTTGTAAGTTCTTCTGTGGCATCTTTAGTTCCAGTGATAGCTTCTGGCACTATGTCTTCAACTTCGTGAGCTAAAAAGCCATCTACTGTAGTATTTGTGCTGTCTGCAATAAAATTAAATCTTGATGGCTTTAATTGTTTAAGCCTAGTGGTTGCATCCCAGTCAGTGACTACATTTTCTTTAACCCTATAATCTGAAAGGTTGTTAAAAGAAACAGTGCCATTTGTTGCAAGATAAATATTACCTTGGTTTGTTCCACCACTATCAAAAAATCTTTGTAAGTAACCATCGGCTGCTGTAGTTTTTAAAGCTATTCCAATAGAATTACCACCATTAAATTGAATACCTAATCTCTCAATTTGAATTGCAGAGGTTGTTCCACTAAGCAATCGTCCAGCACTATCAATTCTTGCACTTTCTGTGCCTTGCTGATAAAAAACAGTGTTATGACCCAATATCCCTATGTCTTTATAAGATGCTCCATTATCGCTAATAGCCATTAATCTTGCTTGCGAACCTCCTTCAAGTAAACGCCAATTAAAATCGGTTGCAAGATTAACTTCAAGTGGAGCAGCAGGACTGCATCCAATTCCAACATTTCCAGCACTATCTATCCTCATACGTTCTGTGCCTTTTGTTGCAAAAGCCAAAACACCTAATACACCACCAGAATCCCCTTGTGAATTTACAGTCCAAATTTGACCATTGGAAGATGATGAAAACTCTAACTGCCTGTGACCATCTTGAGAACCATCATCAATATATAGCACATCACTGTTTTGCGAACCTCTTAAATGTAGTTTGTATGATGGACTTACCCCAATCCCTACATTCTCTGAACTATCTATGGTTATAGCTGTAGCATCAGCAGAAGATGTAATTCCAGCAACGCCACCATCGGCAAAAGATAAAGTACCACTTCCATTAGTGGTAAGCACTTGACCATTAGTACCATCGCTTACATTAAGTTGAGTGATGCCAACTGAATTATCTGATGGAGTTCCAATTGAAACAGCTTTAGCATGATAAACAGTAATAACTCTGCCATTTGCAGGAGCAGTTGAGAAAGTTAAGGTTGTACCTGAAACGCTGTAAGAGTCTTGTGCTTGGAATACACCATCAATGAAAACCATAAGATCGTTCTCATTACCAACGCTTGATGTGACTGTAAAGGTTGTATCAGAACCATCACCAGCAAAAATATCTGTGGTGAATGATCCACCGCCACCGCCAATAGCACCCCACTCATTGGTGTAGCCTTCAAACTCACCAGTGGTTGTATTGTATCTGAACATACCTGCAACTGGAGTTCCATTTCTTTGAGCAGTTGTACCACTAGAAATCTTAATTGAGTCAGTGCCACTTAAAGTCATGTTGGCAAAAGTAGGTGAATCAGAAGTAGCTACAGCTTGACCTATAGAGACTTGACCACTGCTAACTGTAACGCCAGTACCACCAGTAATTAGGCCCTGTACTTCTGCATCAGTTCTTTCAGTAAATGAGAATACGCCAGTGCTTGAGTTGTAAGCTAAATCACCAGATGCACTAACAGCAGATCTTGCTCTAGCATTGGTAAAATAGAGGTTATTTGATCCCTCTGAAATATTATCGCTATCTTTTGTTGCAAGTCTTGTATCAAATTTTGCATCTGTGTAATAGAGGTTAGACCCCTCTGTTATAGAACTTGTACTAACTCCGCTTAAAGTACCAGTAACATTTAATGTTCCAGCTACCGCTAAAGTTTTTCCAGATCCTACATTTAAACCTATGCTTGAGCCTGTGCCATCTGATTTAAAAATTGCATCAAGAGTATCAAGGTCTGCATTGAGGGAAATACCCCAAGTATCTTCTGCTTCACCTGGCTCTGGTTTAGTTAAATTTAGATTAGTTGTGTATGTATCTGCCATCTAAGCTGCCTCTTGTTTATCTAATACAGTCCAATTTGTTGATGGGTTTGTTTGATCTGTCCATGTTGCACCTGCAACATTTTGATCTGTCCATGTTTCGCCTGGAACAATTATATCTTCCCATTTTAAACCACCGATAGCGACAAGACTACTGGTTTGATTTATGGTTGATGCTCCGCCAAATGTTGCCCTACCTGTTGCATCAAAGTCTGATGTTCCTGCAATCGTTGCAACTCCATCAAGTATTACAAATCCTTGTGCGTTTAAGTCTGATACTGCTGCTATTGTTGCAGAACCACCATGAGTTTTTCTACCTGCTGCAATTACATTAGAAACAGCAGCAATAACTGTTGTTCCTTTATCAATTTGTGTACCAGTAGCAGTAAACCCAGAAACAGCTTGTATAACTGCTGTGGTTCTATCTATTTGTGTTCCAGTAGCAGTAGCTCCTGAAACGCCTTGAATGGTTGCTTCGGCTTGTATAGCAAGATCGTTGTACCTTGATCTTGAGTAGTAGCCTTTGTTGTAGCCTATGCTGGCCATGATGTTAAGCTAATGTTATGTCTAAATCACCAGCATTGAATCTGAACACGTCTCCTGTACTAACAACTTTTGATGCAGTTAAGTTTGCATATGCTAATAAGTTTCCTGATGATAGGGCATCAAAGATGCCAACTGCAACTACAGTTCCGTAATCGGCTGTAGCTGTTGGGTATTCAATTGCAGCAGAGTTTGTTGCTGTTGTTGGATTTGTTCCTGAAACAGTAAAAGCTGCGGTTTGTCTTGCATAAGCTCCACCGCTTACTTCAGTACCGCCACCAGTATCAGTAGGTGCTACTGTATATAAAGCAACATACAATGTTGTAGGTGCTGTATAAGCAGTGCCGCCAAATACATGGTCAAGCACTTTGTCTTCTAAATAATCGCTAAATCCAGCCATGTTTTGTACTCCTAGTTATTACCAAAATAATAAATATCTTTTCTGCGTTTGCCATATGTTCTTCTTCTTTGCATTAAAGAACCTTTAGCAAACTCAGCTTTTTCTTGCTCTAGTCTCATTTCTTCTAAAGCTTTCTCGAACTGTGCTGTAAATAGTGGCACTCGTTCATCTTCCATTAAGTAAATAGAAGCGTGTTTTAGTGATCCATAAAGATAAGCATCTGGATATCCTGTGGATAAAAAATTGCTAGTATTAGAATCGCTTAACGCATCTATCTTGCTGTAGTAGGTTAATTGTACTGTATAACTTCCGTCTGGGGTAGGTGCAAATTCAATTGAATCATCTACCAATGCAAAGTAAATAGGTTGACCTGTGACGTTATCGTTTGATTTTCTGTAGACATCTAGTGATTCTATAGATTGTTGAAACAAAGGTGAGAAATCACCACTATCAATTTGTATGTTTATAGCCTCTAACCAATCAGTTGGTACTGATATGTATTGTGAGTCTAATGTTGCAGTGGCACGTTTTATCATGCCTTTAACCCTTAATCTGCGGTTAAATTCTGATTCTGTGCTATCAATAAATGTGTCAATTACATCTGTTAAATCAGAGCGATTTAAAAAGTTTGCAATGTTAGATTTTAATTCTGCATATGTCATAGTTTACCTTGCCATGTTCTAAAGACTTTATTGTCTGATTTGTTTAGCCATTTTCTCCATTCGCTCATATCATTGGCCCATCCTTCTCGGCAAGCTCTTTGATATACAACCAATGGTACTTCTGCCACATGGCGAAGATCTTTACCTGGCTTAACGTATTCTGCAATGTTTTTACAATGTTCAATAACTGGGTTTAGATCTTGTGTTGTGTGATAAATGTCTTTATCGCCCTCAGTAATAAACTCATTGGTAAAACCAGTCTTGTGATCTATAACAGTTCTTTTAGCCATGCAAGAATTTTACCACAAAAAAAAGGGATGCCGAAACATCCCTTTAAGGTTATTAACCTAGAACTTAGCTAGTGCTAAGGTCAGCAACGATACCATGAGCAGCTTCGTTGGATACTTCTAATCCATACTCAACTACGATCATTTTGGTGACTGCATCACCGATTGTTGCGATATCAACTGTTTTGAAATCACGCAAGTAAGCAACTTTTGCGAACTCAGGATCAACTAACAGTAAAGATCTTTCTCTTGATCTGTTTGATGGAACGATTTTGAGTTCACCAAAGTCAGAAGAGTAGATAGATACTGATGCTTCAACTGTGTTTGCATCAATCATTTGTCTTGCTTGAGATCTACCTGTGAAACCAGAGATAACTTGTTTGTTATGTGGGCCACAGATTGCCAATGAAGGCTCTCCACCATTAGAGAAACATAGTTCAAGAGTATCTTTTAACAAAGTTTCTGTTAAAGCTCTTTGAGTTCCGTCAGTTGGAGCAGCACCGCCACCTGTTGATGCACCATTAGTTCCTCTTGAATCGTTAGATGTAATCCAAGATTCGAAACCACCAGTTACACGAGCAGTTGTAGCATTACCAGTTGTTTTAGCACCTTTTTGACAAAGTGCTTCTTCCATATCTCTTTTAAGAGCTTTAGACATGATAGCTAGTTGGTGAGCCATTTCTGATCTCTTACCAGCTGGGTCTGAAGACTCTTGTGAGCCTGATACAGTTGCATCTCTTTTTGAAATCATAGCAACATTGCTTAGACGAGTTGTTGCAACTGAAGCTGATCTTGAAAGTTCAAAACCTTCTAGTTCACCTGTAGCAACTGGAGTTGCTAATACTTCTGTTTGCCAATCGAAGACAACATTGTTAATACTTCTTTTTCCAATTGATGACATAAACGGAGTTTGCATTGGAGAGATGTTGTAAATGATATTACTTAAATCTTCTCTGTCTGAAGTCGCTGTATATGTATCAAATGCGTTTGTTACTTTAGCCATTATATTTACCTATAAAATTATTTTAAAAATTGTTCAAAAACTTTAGCTGCATCTTGGACTTTTCCAGATTTAGCTAAAACCTGTTTTGCTCTTTTCGCTGGAGCTACCGATTTTTTTCTAGTAGTTGTTCCAGGTCGGGCCACTCTTGCAGGTGCTTTTTGTGTTGGTTTTTTCTTCGTGGCTTCAACTGTTTTAGAGTTTAACCAAGCGTTTCTTAAACCAAGTAAAGCACGATAGTCATAAATTGCATCCATTTCTTGAGGTAAATATCCCAAGACATTAATACCATAGTCGCGAATTGCTAGTTTCTCTTTTTGAGCAACTTCTGCATTTTTCCATTCTGGTATGATTTCAAGAATCTTTTGCTGGCCTTCTTGCACTTGTTGTGCAATTAGTTGTTGCTGTTGAGCGTATGACTCTTGTTGGAGTCTTTGCTTTTCAGCCTCAGCAGCTTTTAGCTTTTCTTTCTTCTCATCCCAGATTTGTTTTTCGCGTACAAATGCTATCGGATCATCATTGTATAAACTATCCCAATCTGGTTCGTTTACCAATTCGCCCTGTAATTGGGCTTCCATCTTCGGTAACAACTGTGCGTAAATCGCATCTCTTTGAGCAAGCTCTTGGGCTTGTTGCTCAATCGTTTTTCTTTGATTGGCAAGTTCCTGTGTCTTCCTCGTATAATCTTGTTGGCGTGAATAACCATTAATGAGTTCGTCCTGCGTGACCTCTATCTCTTCGCCATCAACTGTGACTCTATAGACGGGTTGCTCTTCTACCTCTTCAACTTCCGTTTCTTCTTCACCATCTTCTTCATCATCAAATTCGAGTTCTTCTTCATCGACAAGCTCTTCGGTATCTTCCTCGTCTTGTTCTTCTAATTCATCGATCTCAGGTTCAATGCTTTCAGCTTCCTCTATGACTGCTTCTTCTTGCGTATCCTCTTCAGGGGCTAAGAAACTTTCAAACGCTGAGGTTGCCTTTTGACCTTCGGTTTGTAAAGCAGTCGGTTTTCCGTTATTGCTCATATAAATACTCCTATATTGTATTTAGAGATATTTTAAACCAATAATGTATAAAAGGGAAAGTTTTAAGCTATGTTACGAATTTTGTTTATGTTGGCTTTTGTGAGTTTACCTTTCTCAGCCATGATGCGTAAGTGTCTTTCTACTTCGGGAAGAAGTAATAAGGATCTGTGGAAGTCTTCTCTAACTGCAACATCATCAATGCCACGAGAGTTTAACCAATAGGTTATGTATTCGTTTTTAAGATTTTCTATTGCTTCTTTAAAAACATCAGAATTTAAAATTTGTTGTGCCTGTTCGGCTTTTACCGCTTCTTCGTGTGTGACTGACATTTATAAACTAAATAATCCTCTTGGTAATATTCTTGTTTTGCCACGCATCATTGGAGAAACAATTTCTTCAACATTTGGCTGCGCAAATTCAGGGGCAGTTTGAGGTGTAGCTGGTATTTGAGATAATCCAGTAAAGTTCATAGGTGTTTGGGAAAAAATTGGCGCAACCGATGGTGTATTAATACCAGTCAAATCTATGTCTTGTAATGCCTCTGTATCAATATCTTTAAGTATTTCTTCTACATCAAAATCAAAAAATGAGGGCGCAATGGGCGCAACATCTTTAATTTCTTCGTATCTTGGTAAGCTAGATATATCTAAATCTTGTAGAAATGGAATAATTTTTGTTGGTTGAGCTACACCTTGAGGCGCACTTGGCATTTGCACAAAACCTTCGTTGGGCGCAGATGGAGTTCCTTTTGTTGGGGCTTTAGGCATAACGGGTGCTGGGCCTTCACCTCTATATCCACTTAGTCTTTTTAAATCTGCTTGTGTATAACCCATTGGTTGATCTGGAGAAAAACTCATACCAGGTGCAACCACATCTTCAAAAGGCATACCACCAGCTATCGTTCGTGCGTATTCAAACCCTGATCTATAAGTTGGATCTTCATATGGCATTTTGTAACTTCCATACGAAAAGTCTGGAGAGTAAAATCCGTATGATCCGTCTGGTACTTGTTGACCAGCTAAATTTAAACCGCCCATCTCTTGGAGTAAGCGTTGAATGTCTTCAGGTGTTGGAACGTAATTTTCTGCCATATTATTCAGTTATTAGTTTATCTATTTTAGCATCAAGTTTGTCTAATTTGTCGAAAATTCTTTCTAACTCAATACCAAAGTCTTTTTTGCTTACATATTCTTTTGCAAGTTCTTCACGAGTTTTATTAATTAAAATGTTTTGTCTTTGCAATTCTGAGCCATGACTTTTAATAAAGTAAAAAATTGGAATAACAACCAATGGAATAATAATATCGAAAATAAATTCTATATCATCCATCACAACTCAATAGCTCCATATATGAGGCCTTGGACGACCAGCTTCAGCCTTGCCGATATCGAGGTGTATAAATCTTCCATCGCCTTTTTGATTAACTCCTAATCCTGTAAATCCGTAACCCTCTGCCACAGATACTATTTGTAATGCTTGTTTATGACTGCAAGCTATATCAACAGCTATACCTTCAGCATGAGTACCAGGTTTACTTTTTCTTGCTTCTATCGGATGTTCTTTACAACGATATCCTGATGAAATAATAAAAGGAAAACCTAAGTCCTCTCGAAGAGATTGTAGCTTATCTACCAACTCATGTTCAATCTTATTTTCACCGCAATGCTTGCAAGCAAACTCTTCTAGTCTAAAGTTTTTCCATGCACTCATTTTCTATCCTTATTACTTGATCCAAAGTAAAAAGATATAACTGCTGATGCTATACCTGACAGGTAGCCAAGAATCAACATAACAATATCATCTGAGGCATCATCGATAGGATATGCAGTAATCATAAATATATAACCAATAAAACCAACAACAGTTAATGAACCCAAGAACTTAGGAGTCCAATCGCTACTAAACTTTTCTCTAGCGTGTTGTGTGTCTTGTGTTTCAAGAGAATAAATATCTATTTCATATTGTTTCATTTTTAATTGAAAATCTTTCTCAGCCTTTTTTAATTCCATCATTTGTTCGGCTGTTAGATTGTTAATAGCTTTTTCTAGTTCTACTGGAGAATTTTTAACCCCCAATACTTGAGAAAGTATTTGACCAGCTTGTCCACCCAATGGCCCACCTATAGCTGCACCAAGTGTTGGAGCAAGACTGCTTACTATGTTTTTAATTTTGCTTAGTTTCATTTTTCTTTTTTAGCTCCCTCTCTTTCAAGAGTAATTCTAATTCGTGCCAACGATACATTCGTTTATTTACATCATCCCAAAACCAACCTTTATAATCCCATATTTCATCCATCGACATCTTTTAATTCCTTGCTATGAAGTTTAATAAAATACTCTGCATCGACTAATGCCAATGGTTTGGTATTGTTTCTCTTTATTATAACCAAAGGTTCGTAATCTTTACAGTTTGTACAAGACTGTTCATAAGCCTTCCACACATTAACTGCTTGTTGGTTTTTGCACTCGATTGAGTAGGGAAATTGTTTGCGTGATTGAACGCCCATAATGACATCTTCACCAGAAGATCCCATAGGTCTTGATTCTAAATCTTCGGGATCAAAACCAAGCAAAGCAACGAGTTTATCAACAACCCATTGCTGTAGTTTTCTACCCTTGGCTTTTGCCGAGGATGGTCGCATTTATTTTTTCTTATAAGAAACTTTTTTATTGCTTTTCTTAGCAGCAGCTTTTGCTTTTTTTATACCAGTTTTTGTATAGTTGAATTTTTGTTTTCCTACTTTTGGCATAATTATCTCCGTTATTTTTTATTTTTCTTTTTAGGAAAACCAGCTTTCATATTGGCATATGCTCTTGAACTAATAGTAGATTTTTTTTTGCTTCTACTTGTTCCAGCTTTTTTCCGTTTGTTTATATTATCATATAGTGACATACCTATCTCCTTACCACATTTTGCAAGACCAATATCTTGCGGTTAATTTACTAGGCGGATTAGTGTCGCATCTATGCCTAGCACGAAAAGATTTTCTTCTAGCTGGATTGCTTTTTTTGATTGTCATGTTGGGATCACCAAAGCGTATAAGTTTGATGGTGTCACCAACTTTGGCTAAAACTGCAAACTTTTTATTTTTACCAGGCGTTCTTTTAGGTTTGTTATAACCGCTAAACCTTTCGCCTCTGTATGTAATAGCCATTAGTGTAAAGTTTTCTCCTCACAGCTTAATACTTCTGAATCCTCGGTTACTTCACCACCAGAGATAATACCAAGTATTCTAACTGCATCTTCTTGGCTTTTGGCTCTAATATCACTACCGACATAAACTAGATCGTCAACTAACACTTCTAGGTTATATAGTTTGATTGCCATTGCCAGTAAATAGTCCTTGAGCTTGATCTTTTGCAGTTTGCCTAATGTTTTCTCTGTCACGCTCCATGATAGCATTTATCTCTGCAATATTAACTTGTGCGCCATATTTAGCAGTTAATTCTGCTGCTTTAAGTCTAATCTGTGCTTCAGTTTCATCTCTGCTTCTATCATCGTCCATAATGATCTTCATACGATCAGTCTCAGCATCAATGATAGCTTTCTGTGCTTGGTTTTGCGCTTTCATAGCTTCTGCTTGTGCGAGCATGGTAGCTGCATCAGGTTGTTGTTGCTCTGGGGGTTGCGGTGGCATAGGCGGTACTTGAGTGTTAATAAAGGCTTGCGGATCTTTAAATCCAGCCATCTCAACCATGCGTGATATTGTATTAGAGTATTGTTGCAAAGATACCAGTGGATTTTGTGGGCCTAGTGTTTGCATGATTTGTTCTTGTTTTTGTGCCAACATTCCCAATATACCAAACTTCTCTTCGTCAGAAGATTTAGAGATAGCTACATTAACCACCATGTCTTTATCTGATTCCCAGTATCTAGGATCAACAGGAATAAATTGACCTTCAAGTCTAAAGACATCCTGTGCATTTTGATGTTTGATAATTAAGTTGTTAGTAACTTTAAACAGTTGTTTAAGTCCACCCTCTGCAAAATGTCTACAAATAATTTCTATTCGGCCTTGCGCTCCTGACATGGTAGCGGATACGGCTGCACTGGTGCTTGATTGCAAAGCATCTGCATTTAAGCCAGCAGAGGCTTTAGACACACCAGTCCTATTCTCTTTTGCTTCATCGAGGTATCCAAGAACAGGGAAAGCCTCTTTACCAGCGAAGGGTACTGTAAAGGGTTGAATCATCCCAGGGGCGCGAACTCGAATGGGCTGTCCGATATCAGTATTGAGTACATCGTCAATATTGACTTGACCTTCAACAACAGCCATACGAGGAAAGATAGAGTGTCCAAGCGAATCAAGGGTATCTCGCATAATTTGGGATTTTGCAGCTTGGATAGGCTTTAA